GCTTGAAAGTTCAACTCCGTACTTTTCTAAAGTTGTTGATCCTGTCGCGACTGCCGTAGATACTTTTTTAACCGCTTTTTGTAAGTCTATTCCCTCGAATGCTGCCAAGTCTTGCGAAACCTTTAACAAGTCTTTTAATTGTTGTTCTTGTGTTATGCCAGCCGCTGTGAATTTTTTCATTGCCTCAATACTTTCCTCGTCGCCGTATATCGTTTGCCTTTGCCTCTCGCTTGCATAACGGATTAAACGCTGCTGCATTCTCGCGTTACCATTTAACGCCGTTAATAGTTGCCTTTCTTGTGTGAGCTGTTTGTCAGCGGCTGCAAATGATGTCGCGAAAAATTGTTTAACAGCTTGTCCCGCTCGCATTATTGCAGAGCTTAAAATGTTTCCAAAGAAATTACCTATTGTATTAAATTTCATTTGAAAGGATCCCATCGCCTTTCCCCAACCTTGTGTTGTGTTTTTCGCTTTTTGTAGGTTTTGAGATACTTTTCTAAGCTCCGTGTTGATCCTCTTTAACTTGTTAGGGTCTTGAGTTTGTTTTTGTGCTTGTCTTAATGCTTTTTGTTGTGCCAAAAGTTTTCCAACAATGCCGCTTTCCTCTTTTTTTAATCTGTTTGCTTTTTCTGCGTCGTTAAGTTTCTTTTTATTAATTCTATTGATACGCTCCTCCGCCGCCAATAGCTTTGCGTTTTCTTGTGTTATTCTCGTTTTTGCTTGTGCGACAGCCGCGGCGCTCTTTGCTCCCGTTGTGTCAATATCTCTCAATCCGCGAACAACCTCTTTTAATACGGATTTCATTCTATTTAGGTCTTGGAGTTCTTTTTGAAAAAGCGTATTGCTCATAGTATTAATTTTTTTAAAAAAAAGGCGGGCTTGTTGCCCGCCCCTTTTATTTTATTTTGACTTTTCCGTTTCTTTTTCTTTTGGCTCGGTGGGTTTTTCTGCCTTTGGCTTGCCCTTGTCTGCCTTAACAAGTTCGTTATACGCTTGCTCAAGCTTTATTCCTTGGGCTTCAAAGAATTTTCCGTGCTTTTTTAAATAAGCCATAAAATCCTTTTTGTTTAAACCAAGCTCTAACGGGGTTTTAAAATAATCTGTTATTTTAACCATTTTTTACCTCCTTTTTTTAAGATGCAACTGTAAACGTTAACGCTCCAGCACTTTCGTAGCCTGTTGTTGTCATACTTGCTGGCGCTAATAAATCAATTATATAGTCGCCAGTAACTAAAGCCGTGAATGTAACCGTATAAGTTCCGTCCCCGTTTGCTGTTACTCCTGAAATATTGCTTGTATCATCGTTTCCGCTTGGGTCAGTCAATTTAAAATCAGCAAGAACAAGATCTGTTGACGGCGTTGCGTCGCAAGATTGCTCAATATCGAGAACAATCGTTGGGTTTGTTGTTGCTGGAACTTCTGTTCCTGCGTCCGTGATGTCAAGGTTTATTAAACCTTTTAAATCTGTTAAAGGATCAAAGCCCGACGGCTTGATTAAAGCTTGATATTGCTCGATAGGCTCTTTCCAATAGATTTCAACGGGAAATTGTTCGGGATCATCTCCGCCAGCTTCTTTTAAGCTGCCAGCGTGGAAAAATACCTTAAATCCCTCGAATTTTGTGTTGTCTGTGGATTTTCCTCTTATATAACCGTTTTCGGTTACCGCAAAAGCTTTCCAATTTTGGTTGTTAAAAGATTTTAACGCCTTAATCATGCAGGGTGTTGCGTGGACATACATTGCCATTGATCCGTTTCGGTATCCATCGCGAACAAAGGCTTGCTCGTTTGCGTCTCCAGCAAAGAAAACGTCGTCCTCTTTTTCTGGTGTATATGTGAAAAATGGTGGCAATGGGAAAATACGAGAGGCTTTTGCCGCTTGTATTTTTGTTGTCCAATTTGATAAAGTCCCAACCGTTGCAGAATCTGCAAATTCTGTTCCATCGGGAACAAGAATAAAGAAACGGTTTTTGCCAGCATTTACGAGGCATTTAGACAAACCTCCAGTATTTTTTAGGTTCGTCAAGCACTCGATTTTATATTCATTAGCCATATTGTAATTTCTTTTTAATTAGTAATTTTATTGATTAAAGGCAATCGCTTGCCAAATGCAATCCAACATCGATGTCAAGTATTTGTATCGCGTCAATTTTTGTGTCGAAAGCGTCTCCGTTAATATCAAAACCATCCTTGCCTAAATAATATCTGTCATATTTTCGGTGTGGTGGTCTCAAATTATTATCAACTGCAAAGTCCGAGCTTTCTGCTATCTTATCAAGTAAACATTTGTAAATTGGATACAAGATAGGAACAAAGTTCTCGGCTCCTCGCTTTTCAGCGCTCCAAGTTCCGTCCGTCTCGTTGCAAATCCAAACCTCTAAGGAATAGCGGGCATATAAAGATACGCTTGTCATGTCCTCCTCGGTGTCCAAGATTAAGAAAATAGCAGGAAAACGCCTTGTATTTTCGCTTATGTCGTTGCGAAGTGTTTGCGCTATCTCTCTCGGGTGTCCAAACTCATAACGCAAATTAGGCTGTTCGAGTTCGTCCCTTACTGCTTGAACAACGTTCCCGAAAATGTCGGGCAAATATCTTGTTTTTATATCGCTCATAATGCCAAGCTTGGTATTTTACATTTTAAATTAAAATCCCAAAGCCCCAAGATTATCGTTTTGTCGTCATATTCTCCGTTTACGATAAAAGCGTATAAGCTGCGATCAAAGGCTTTCATTTTAAAGCCTCCATAAAGCTCAACGCCTCTGTTGTAAGCATATGCCATTAATGGCAAAGGAGAAACGTTTTTTTGATTAACGCTTAATTTTGAGGTTGTGCCTGCTTTTGAATATACATAATGATCTGCTTTTATATATTCATAAAAAGTAAAATAAGCGAGCGGACTGTTTTGTTTTGTTGTTATGTTGCCACGCAATCCCTCAAACTTAACCCTATTATTGCCAATATAATAGTTTTGTCCCTCTTTTAATTTTGTAAAAAAATCAGAATAAGAACCGCCATCGATAGCAATATAAAGCTCGTCTCCAAGCAAATCCCGCAAAACTTGTTCTTGGGTGTTTGTTATTGTTTGCGAAATCCTGTCCCCGTCTTTATTTTCGACGGGGATAGGAATATCATTAACAAAATACGTTGTGTCTATGATGTTGGCTATTGCCATTTTATTCTCTCCAAGCTTTGAATTTTACGTCCATTATCTTTGCTTTTTGTGCCGTACTATTAGCGTCAAATAGTATTCTGTATAGTCTGTAACGTTTAGCTGTGGCGTTAGCAATAGAAAAAGTTGTGTCTCCCGTTCCTGCCCAACTTACGGCGGACCCGATTGTTGTCCAAGTGTCGGTTGAGAAAACCCTCCCTTGTAAAGAAATGTCCATTGTTGGCGTTCCGCTTACGCTGTCAATATCGATGTAAACATTTTGGCAACTTTTATAATGCTGATTAATGTTTATCTCAATGCTGTAAAGCGTGTCATTGTTGCTTATGGTGTCGCCAGCGTCGAAAGTGAAATCGAAATACGTCTCATTGTTTGAGAACGTAACGGCTTTATCTTGGGCAAAAGAGCTAAGACAGAGCGCTAATAAAAATAATAATCCTATTAATTTTTTCATTTTATTGTTATTTTTTAATTAAACTTTGTTTTGTTTTATCCGTTGATTAAGCGGAAACCTCTTTGATTGCGTCGATTGCGTCGTCAATGTCTGCAACTTTAACAATCGCGTTTTGATCAACGTTTCTTATTAATAGGTTAAGACGACCTCTAGCAATAAGAGTTAATTTATTTTTCAATAAATCGTCATTAATATAACCCATCTCGATAGAAACATCTCCCCAACGGTAAACAGTACCAACGGTAAAATCGCCAACAGCCATTGAATTAGCTGTTACAAGTGAGTTAGTAACGAGCTGACCATTTCCAACGCTTGGCATTCCACCCATTCTTAACATTGGATAAATAGGAGCGCCGTCGTTATCTTTTTTAAGCAATAAATGCTTGTTCAAGTCTGTACGGTTAACGATGTTGTAATTAGGTGTAAACGCGTTTTTACCATCGTTTGCGATTTGCTCCTCTGCGATGTTGATAAGGTCAACAAGATCAGCGTTTGCAACTGAACCCGTATAGCTTGACGTGCTTAACGCTGTCGCTCTTGTAAGGTATCCGTAAGGGTTGTTTCCTGATCCGTCTCCAGAGGTTAATAATTCGTTTTCTTTAAGTCTGTAAGACGTGTTTATAAGTCTTTTAACTTCACTTTCTAAGAAAGCAACATCGAAAAGCTGGCGCTTTGAAATTGGAATATAAGCAACAATCTCTTTGCCCGCAAGTGTGTATTCAGTCCATGAGTAGCTGTCAGCACTTGGTGTTCCACCCTCTGCAACAGCCGCAGCGTTGTTTGTTGGTGCATCTTGATCCATATAAGCGATAGACCCGTGAGAGTCGCCGCCAAGTATTACGTTTGTAAATAGGTCGGCAACGAAAGGAACGCCTTGTTTGTACTGCCCTACCTCCTGCAAGCGTGCAAAATTCGTATCACTTGTAAATGATGAGCGAGTGATGTCTTTTTGAGCAACGCCGAAAAGCTTAATGTTTCCGCTGTTTTGGTTGCCAAACTCTTTTATTTTCTCTACTGACTCTTGTAAACCTTTTGCGATTTTCTCGCTTGGTGTTAAGTCTTTTTTGCTGTTGTCTGCAATCTTAGCAAGGGCAAGACCTTGTTCTTTAACTGCGTTTGCAATTTCTGTGAATTTTTCGTGTGAGGTTAACGCCTCCCCAAAACCATCTTTTAAAGCTTTGAACTCTTGCTCAATGCTTTCTTTTGTTGCATATTTGTCGAGATTTTTCTCAAAAGTTTCTAAACTCTTATCAATTATGCTTTTTAATTCTTGTTCCATTTGTAAAAAATTTTGTTAGTAAATTAATTTTTATTTAAAATTTTCTGCAATCCTGCCTCGAGTGCTTCTTTTATTTCCGAAGTGCTTAATTGCGGCTTCGGTGTTTCTTTTTGCGGCTCGCTTACTGATTGCGTTGGTGTGATCGCGTTTGAACCAAGAACAACGGCAGATCCCTCAACGACTTTCGCTTCGGATACTATCCAAAAAAAGCCGTTTTCGATTGCTTGTTCTTTGTTTGCGATCTTGTCAATATATTTGTTCCAATTTTTGTATTCTGATTCGTAATCTTCATTATTAACAGCTAAGTCCATTTTTACGTATCTCATTCCAACAGAATGCTCCGTTATCTCTCCGCGCTTATACAAATCAAAGGCGCGCTCATTTCTCCATTTCCAAACGCGAGACTTGAACGTTAACGCTTGAGTTTTGCCGTCATAATCAAAGCCAAGGTCTCTCCAATTAATGGTTTTTACAAAAGCTTTTATGTCTTTGCCCTTTGCAACAAGATTGTCAAAGCTTAAATCATGCTCCATTAGATGTACAATCCTTGCTTTGTTTTCTTTTAAAGACTTAGTCCATATACCGTCCAAATGGACGTCGTTATGGCTGTCCATTAAGTTAGTTGTGTTAATTATAACCTCAACGTCAATGTATTCTTTTTCGGTTCCGTCGTTTGTTGCTTTTCCAATTTCCGCCTTATTTGCCTCTGTTTTGTCCTCTAATTTACCAACATTTAAGGGCAAAACAATCGCGTCGGCGCGCTTCATTGTTTCCTTTTTTTCTATAATAGCAAGTTCTTTGTCCTTAACTATTTCGTCAATGGTTTTATTTTTCAACGACATTATCTTTTGTTTTTAGTTTCTTTTTTTTGATTTGCTCAATTTCTTTTTTTGTCAGTTTTTTAGCCATAGCTTTATTTATTTGGATTTTCTCCTATTGCTGTTCTATATTCTTGCTCCGTAACAACACCCGCGTTGAACGCGGAGTTATAAACGTTTGACATTATTTGCACGTCTTTTGCAAGCGCGTCGATTGCTGTCTCATCTGCGATAAGCTTCTCGCCCTTTTCCTCAAGTCCGAAAATACGCGTATGCGTGTCGAGATATTTTTTTAAGTTTGGAATGGCTGCCCGCTTATAGAGAGCGCGCTCTGCTTCAATCATGTTGTTATAAGTACTGTTAGAGTTGTCATTAACGGCAATGCTTGGCACTCCATAAACGGCGCAAATAGTTTGAAAATCTTGTATTTTGTTTTCGTTAAGCATTAATTTCTTTGCGTCGAGAGTGGTTTCTTTGTATTCGATAGGAGATTTTGAAACCGCAACGGGAGATTGGTCGCCTGTCATTCCGTTTTTAGACATTAAATAATGTTCCATTTCTTTAATATCTTGAGGTGTCATTGGTAACTCCTTATCTTTTGAAGATATGATCCCAACCGCTCCGCCGTCTCGGTATAACTTGACGCGAGCCTCGTAATTGTACCGCAAACTTTTTGCTGTCATTATTGCAGGATAAAGTTTGCTTTCTCCTATAAAAAACGCGTTTTTACATTTGCCAAGTTCTTTAAAGTGGACGATTTCTTCTTTTGGTATTTTTATTTTTTCGTTTTCTATTCCCGTTTTCCAAAGGAAATAACTAACATCGTTATTTCTAAAATCCCCTGTCTTTTTATTTTTCAAAACAATCTCGACTTGCTCGGCTGGTATAACAAAAAGTTCTCCAATATCTTTAAATCCAACGGGGACAATCTTATTTGTATAAGAATTTCCAAGCAACAACGTATCTAAAAGCCACGCTTGAAAATACTCGTTATATGTTTGCTTAAAATTTGGCTTTTCCAATAATCTCAAAACAGGCGAGTTCTCAATTCTTTTGCCATCTCTATTAACGTGCAATATTGGAATGTTTACGGCACTTTCAACAACCGCATTAATAGGGATTGAGATGTCGGGTATCTCCCTATACATATCAACCAAAACGGAGTTAACCTGTTTGTTTTTAGGAATGTCGTAAGGGTAAACAATAGAACCTCCTAGGGTGTTGAAGCGCGCACCTGTTGGGATATTTCCTTGCGTTTGCTTGTTGGCTTTGCTTTTTCGCTGCCAACTTATTGAGAAATTAAAAGCCATACCGTACAAAAGTAACTATTTTAAACATAAAAAGCAAATTTTTCATAAAAAATAAAAAGGGCGGAGCAAGCCCGCCCCTTTACATTAAACCTAAACTATGAAAAAAAACAACCCTACGCTGAACAAACAGCCATAAGGTTATTATCAATTATTATTCTGTCAATCATTTTAATAATGTCGCATAAAATTTTCCCATAATCCTCGCCAGTAGCATACCCAGCCGCTGCAATTTCCATTGCAAACTTGCAAGGATCGTTTGTGTATTTGAACGCGTTTTTATACCTTGATAAGGACAATACTTCAAAATGATCGTTGAAACAGTCCGAGGCGTTTTCGTAGTCCCTAAAGCTTCTTTGCACGCTGTATTTATAACGCGTTTTTTGATATTTTTCTGAAAAGTAAGGCGTTCCATTATATTTCACACCCTCAAAAATAGCTATTGGCTTGTCGAGATATTCCGTTGTCCAAACTTTTTGCGTTTTCCCTTGCCAACCTCCGCCAGCAGTTATTCCGAAAATATTATTTCCGATTGCCTTGTCTCCCCACCCCGTTTCAAGCGCCGCTTGAGCCAATAAAAAGTTGTGAGGGACGTTTGTTTTTAGCTCGCTATCCAGCGCGCCTTTTAAATATTTTTTTACAAAGTCAACGGTTTTCATATTTAATATAAATTTAAAATTAAAACTTATCTTTTGCCCTTGGTTGTTTTATCTTTGCATTATGAAATATTTTTTATTCTTATTCTTATTGGCTGGTTGTACAACCGCACAACCAAAACAAACAACACTCAAACAAGACATTAACAGCTCAATAATTGACGGTTTTAACGTCAAAGATACAACAAGCGTTTACTTATTTGATAGCGGCAAATCTGTTGCGAAATAATTTCTTAAACTTTCTGAATATTTCAACACCAAAAAAGCCAACAAAGCCCATAGATAGCTTGTTGATTTCAAAATATTGAGAAACCTCGTCTTGTGCATAAAAGACAAGAAATACAATAGCTATTGATATTATCCAATCAGCGATGTTATTTCTAAAAAATTTGGCAAAGTTAAAAGTTTCTTTTTTTGTTGCTGTGTCAAGCATTAAACCGATGTGTATGAAAACACCTGTTAAACCGATAATTATTAAAGTCATATCTATTTATTTAAATTTTCACTTAATTTTATTAAAGATGTGTCGCGTATTGGCTCAGTTCGTAAATTGCTCTCCATAAAAGCCTTGGTTATTTCGTCAATATTTGGCTGTATGTGTATCAAGTATTTTACACTTTCCTTGATCGCCGATACGTCGTTATTTACATCCATATTGTGCGACTTTTGTTCGCTTAT